ATCACGAACTAAGACATCAAAAGTTTGATTTGCGAAAGAAATGTTTGCAATAGAAATTTTTACCTCTGTGTTAGCTGAGTTACCATCAGAAATGGTTCTAAATCTGAACAAGTCAAATACTTTGTTACCTCTAAGTTCAGAAACAACCCAAGGAGTGATCGGTGTTTGATATTGTTCAAGATACCAAGCAATAGATGTTGTTGATTGTTTGTCACGTGCTTCGGGTAATGAAACCAAATCACAGTTTAGACCTCTGATGTAACTCTTATTATAACCATAGTTTAATAAACCAGGGAAAACCTCCTCAACAAAGAGAGGAACTTCGAATCTTGATTTACTAAAGTTAGAAATACCAAGTACTTTAGAAAGGTAGTTAGAATCACCAAGACCCATAGATACGTCAAAACTAAAGTCTTGACCAAGATATGTAACACCTGAAATTTGGAAGGTCGCATAAGGATTAGAATTAACCGCTGAGTAAGGACCCGTGCAAATCATTTGAACATCAGTGAGACCTGTCACTTGATATTGAGGACCATGTTGTAACGCAGAATATTCAGAGATACCTCTTGATCTCATTGTTGCGACCACCAAGTTTTGGTATTGGGTGTATGGTGTTGCACTGTAAATAAAAATTTCACCTGATAAAGTTCCTGCAAAAGTGTTGGATGCTCCTGTGAAATAGTTTGTGATTTGAGCATTCATTGAGTAACCCGAATAAATTTCAGATGATCCCGAAAAATCAAAGTTTGCATAAAACCATGGATCGTTAATACCATCACAAAGTTCGTTGTTCTCAAGATTCAAATTATCAACCCCATACACGTTGTTCAAGTTTGGATATGCACCAAACAGTGCCAAGTAATCTGCACTTGGTAAAGAACCGTAGACTACAGATGTGTTACCTGAGATTGCCGTGTTACCTGATACACTTCTTGCAAAAGAATACAAATCAGCCGCAATGGTAGATGTAGAACCATCATTAAGTGTGTATGTTGTACCTGAGTTAACACCTATGATTGCAGGTGCCGATGTGGTAAAACTAAATGAGTTTGTTCCTCCTGTTGAACTACCTGAGAAATTCACGGTAAATGGTATTGATGATGCCACAGTATCAATATCGATAGTTTCACAATCAGGATTCGCAGTTACACGGATAGACCAAGATGGACCCGCGTCATATCCGCTAAGACCTAAAATTCTTGTTACAAAAAGTTGGTTAGACTGTTGGAGATATGCTTTAGCGATGTAGGCTGCTTCATACTTGGGGATTTGAGTTCCAATAAATTTTTCAGGAACGGTTCCACCAAAATAAGTTTGGAACTCATCGTAGTTTGTTATAAAAATAGGTTCGAAAGCCGGACCTTTAAGAGTTTCGCCAACCATTCCTAAGGTGGTTACTCCGACACTTTGTGCTACAAAAGAAAGGTCAGTTTCAGAAGTATATACACCTGGTGATACGAATACCTTTTGGTTGACTTGATTTGTTACTTGAAAGAACATAGTTTAGTTTTTTCTTATTCGGATTTATTTATTAATCATAAATATTTGATATTAACACAAAAAACTTTACTTCTTAATATGTATTAATATATAGGCGCCTTATTTTCTGCCTTTTTTATCTTTATGTCTCAGAAAGATCGCCAAGTAAAAAATCTTAAAATTTCAGTTGATGTCCACGAAGTTTTAAAAAGTTATTGTGACAAGAAAGGTATTAAGATTTATAGATTCTTAGAAAACCTAATTTTAGAAACCTGTTCCAATGTTAATACACCAAAACAGATCCCCACTAAGAAACAGGAAATTAAAGATATCTACGGGGAAGATTAAAGTAGTTTTCCTTGGTATAGGATTGTCGCCTCCTCACCCTCATCGATTTTTGTAATACTTACCCTGAGAAGATCATTTGTGTTCAATTGTATTCTTTCAAGATCAGACCCATAATAATCACCATTGATAGTCACATCCCAAGTTTCCACGTTATCAGAGGAAATTAATGTAAGATTTACAGTGTATTCCACCGAGTCATCAATTAGAGTATCATTGGTTGGTGTGTAGTATAAACGATACTCAAATTCATCAGGATTTGGTGGAAAAAACTCATTTCGTCTTCCTTGTTTTACATTAACATCAACCTCAAACATTTGTAAAACTCTTGCAACAGCGGGTTTTACTTGGAACTCTTCTTCATCAATAAGGTATCCTAACATCGTAAAATCATAACTTTGCATGTAATAGTTTCTTTTGTCGAGGTCGATAACAGACTCGTCTGTCAAATTATTCATAATGATCGGAACGTATTGACCTTTGATGAAAGTATACGCTTGGCGAGAAGAAAAAGTTTGTAAAACATTTTTGTTAAAAGTGTTTAATTCTCTCATTCTGTTACAAAGAATTTTCACAGAAAAGTTAATATCAACAGGAACTGGTTGAGGAATGGTATAAACATCATAACCCTTTTGATTTCCATTCCAAGTTGGTACCGTTGCGTAGTAAAACTGTTTACGATTAGGGATTGTATATTGTGTTGAAGGATTTGTTCCGTATTTTACTTCGGGACTTCTAACTACAGTGATAAATGGAAGTTCTACGTTGAAGTCGGGATCTTTAAAGTTCCAAGTTTCAGTAAACTGAGACCACCTTTGATTTGTTATAATTTTATCGATAACACTAATGTCTTTTCCAGACACGGTCGTCTTTAGTTCGTTTTTTACAAACTCAAGCATACCCAAATCCAAATCCGCGTGTAGAACACTTTTGGGTAAGTAAGTCCCATCTTTATTAATATATTCCAACAGTTCATGTCGTCTTGCCGAAAGAGTTTTCGGTGGGACAAGATCTATTGTTGGTTTTACTTGTTTAGGAAATCCCATTACGTACCAAAGAATTCATTTTTACTTACAGGTGTTGCTAATACTGAACGATAGAACGGTTTGTACCCCCCGTATGTATGTTTATTGTCGGAAACAACCTTACCATCATCAGAGACTGAATAGTAACGAACTTTACTTTCTGTTTCATAATAACCCAAGTAATCACCAAAGTTGATGTCAACATTTAGTTGATCCAAATAAGACTGATAGATAGAAAATCTCATATTACCTGGTTCATCTTGTCTAATACGGCTTGTGCCCAAACGTTGATTGTTTGGGGCGAGTATTTGAACATACCCTTTGAGTTCAATAGGTGGGAGAAATTGAATACCTCCTTCAGGAACTTCACCATACACGTCATCCTGTAGGGTCTTATATCTATCTATTCTATAGAGTATAACGGTGAAGTTCATATCACCCTCAAGCCATTCCTGACCCATATTTACATCCAAGGTATAATCTTCCCCTCCGAAAAATTTACCTAAACGTGTGATTGGAACTAGTTTCTCCATAGTTGATATTCCTATAAGTATAATTATATTTAAAAGGTAAAATAACAAACATTTTGATTTTTAGATATTTTCCCTTAAATTAACTTGAGTGAGTGGTATCATAACCATAGAATCCAAAGCTATATCTCTTCTTGAAACCTATCAAGGGGCAAATAACTATATCTTAAATCTTAAGTTAAAGTTACAAGTTAATAAGAAGTTTTACCCAACACGGGCACAATCGGACTATGTCATCAATAATTATGACAAACAACCTAAGGTTGCTAAGAAATGGGTGGTGTTGGATTCTTATTTTTCAAACAAGTTAGCCAATGATAAGTTTCTTATTCAAATTCCTGAGAGGATGTGGATTGAAAAACTTTTGGCTGAAAAAGATAAGTCTTATCATATTTGGGGAAGATTCTTTGAGAATGATCCTTTAACAGATATTTGGGTTCCGAAGGTTGCCATCATTAAAGACAACAAGGTAGAAATCAAAGATGTGGATTACACCAAGTATTCTCATCGTCCGCCATTGGATCACCAAAAGGTTGCCATCGAAACTCTTTTGAAAAATAAAAAATATATTTTGGCAGATGATATGGGATTGGGTAAAACTACATCTACTATCATCGCATCTTTGGAAACTGGATCAAAAAAAATATTGGTTATTTGTCCAGCATCTCTTAAGATTAACTGGCAGAGAGAATACCAACTTTATAGTGACAAAACAAGTTATGTGTGTGAGGGTAAGAACTACTCTGAAGATTCTGACATTGTTATTATGAACTATGACATTATCAAAAACTTCCACAATTCAAAAGAGAGAAAAAACTCCACAATTTTAAAATCTAAGTTTGACTTGGTTATTATTGATGAGGCTCACTACATCCAAAATGTTCAGGCTCAAAGAACAAAGTTAATCAACGATATGATAAGAGATATCGATAGACTTTGGTTGTTAACAGGTACTCCAATGACATCACGTCCTATTAACTACTTTAATCTATTGTCGTTGGTTGATTCACCTGTCGCTAAAAATTGGATGGCATATGTGATTCGTTATTGTTCAGGTTATCAGTTCAAGGTTGGACCAAGAAAAGTGTGGAATGTAATGGGAGCATCCAACTTAGAAGAACTTCGTGATCGTACATCAACAACAGTTCTTAGAAGATTGAAAGAAGATGTACTTGATTTACCTGATAAAATTATCACACCGGTTTATCTTAGACTTCGTTCTAAGATTTACGAAGAACTTATGGGTGACTACTATAATTGGTATGACAAACACCCCGACGAAAGTAAAAACCTTTCTATTCAGTTTACAAAGTTGACACAAATTAGACAAGTTATTGCCGAAGAAAAAACGCAACACACCATCGAACTTGCGGAAAACATTATTGAGCAAGGAAAAAAGGTTATTATTTTTTGTAATTTCACAAAATCTTTGGAGACCATTGTTAATCACTTTGGTAAACTGGCTGTGAGACTTGACGGATCGATGTCAAAAACTCAAAGACAAAATTCAATTGACAAGTTCCAAGAAGACGAACAAATAAAAGTCTTTGTTGGCAACATAAAAGCCGCTGGTGTGGGTATTACTCTCACCGCGGCAGAAGCCGTTATTATGAACGATCTTTCCTTCCTACCTTCAGATCACTCTCAATCTGAAGACCGAGCATATCGATATGGACAGAAAAATAATGTGTTAGTTTACTACCCCATTTTTGACAATACAATAGAAGGAATTATCTACGACATACTCAATAACAAGAAACGAATCATCGCAACTGTAATGGGTGACACCCAAGATGAAACAAATGTGGTTGAAGAAATCTTAAGAAGTATTGCTGAAAGAAGATAATAACAATGGTTTCGATTATTTATTTAGAAATGCTTTAATATGCAAAACTTACAAGAATCCGTAGAAAGAGTTGAAAAACAGATTCTACAAGAACAGACAAAACAGGAGTTAAAGGTTTTGGTTACAGAAATGAAAAAAATAGGGATCGAAAAACTCCCTTACTCCTACTCAGCCCTAAAACGTTTTATTGACCCCGAAACAATGAACGTTCATTACAACAAACACTACAAAGGTTATGTTGAAAAACTAAACACTCTTCTTTTGAAAAGAAAAGGTGACAAAGACCTTGAAAAGATTGTTAGAAACATTTCAAGATATCCTAAAGGGATACGAGACAATGCTGGTGGTGCGTTTAACCACGCACTGTTTTGGAACATGTTATCACCCCAACCCACCGAAGTAGGACCCGAGGTAATAAAAAAAATCAAAAAAGATTTTGGCTCTTTTATGAAATTTAAAAAAGAGTTTGAAGATGTCGCAAGGCAACGTTTCGGTTCAGGTTGGGTATGGTTAGTTCTTACAAACAAAGGGACTCTGAAGGTTATGTCCACTCCAAACCAAGACAATCCATTAATGAATATCATTGAAGGTGGGGGTTATCCTTTACTTGGATTGGACCTTTGGGAACACGCCTATTATTTAAAATATAAAAATAAAAGAGACGAGTACATCAAAAACTTCTGGACTGCCGTAAATTGGCCCTTCGTAGAAACTATGTACACAATGAAAACAGAAACATCACTTTTAGAATCGTTTGCCCTTGGTAAACTACTTAAGGAATCAAAATCAGAATCTTGCTCAAGAGTAGAAACTGAACTTTACCGAATGTTGTTTAACGTAAACAAACAAGCAAGGAACATTTATAAGAACACCATCAATGATGTTTTGAAAAAAACTTTTCCTGACAAATACCACACTAAAACAGAAGGTGGTGAAATTCCTGGAATCTACAACTTGGAAAAACCAGGAAGATCTGTGATTAACTATATGAATACCAACTATTCCGTTTTTTGTCTAATGGTTAGGGATCTGAATAAAGTAATCACACATTTGGGTGAACCTTCGTTGGATTTTACCGATAAGACACCAATGGAACAAGTTAAAGAAGTTAAGAGAATGTGTAATTTTATTGAAACCTTTAGAGAAAGAATTTTCAGTTTGGACAGTATGACATTCAATAATATCATGAATACCTTGAAAGAAAAAGATTCCATAGGGACCAAAAGGGAAACCTCAGCAAAAATGGTTATTGAGAATAATCTACCAAATGCTAAGGTTAATACAACTGCCGGTGCGGGTAAAGAAAAAGATGCTTACCAAAAAATCGATATGGAAATTTTTATGGATTCCAAAAAATACACAGCACAAATCAAAGGTTTTGATCAATTAGTTCCTGAAGGTGATAAACTTACCGTGACTAAAACGGGTGAAGTAGAAAAATATAATGTTGATTGGATGGTCTTTATAAGGGGTAAACACGTAATCATTTTCCAAAACAACCCTCACATTGTACTTGGGCAATATGTATTTGATAAAGAAGACCTACTTTACGATTTTGGTGGATAATGACTATTTATTGTTATGTCAGTAATACCGGAACCAGAAA